CTCACGCAGAGATTAAATCACCCTTCAATGCTAATCAGCAAACGGCGACAGGAATCAGCAAATGGCAGGTGTTAAAGGAAAAAGTGGGGGCGCAAGAGCAAACTCTGGCGGACCTCGTCCTGGGTCCGGAAGAAAGCCCGGCACAGTGCCTGTTATTGGTAACAATGAAGAGTTATCAAAAGCGCTTTCAGAAAATGATCCGAAAGCCTTTTTGTTAGCTGTGATGAGCAATAAAGATTCTGATGCGCGGCTAAGAATGGATGCTGCAAAAGCCTTGATGCCTTTCATGCATGTTAAGTTAGGTGAAGGTGGTAAGAAAAATCTTAAAGAAGATGCAGCTAAAAAAGCTGGGCAAGGAAGATTTGCAGCAGCCGCCGCGCCTTTAAAGCTGGTCGGAAGTAAATAAGCAGAATGAAATGGAGTACTGCCTGCCCAGGTTGGGCGGAACGGTTGCACGCGCGTCAGTCGATCATCCCTGCGCCGATCTTCCCGGCACAGGCGCAAGAAGCCTTGGCTGTGTTCAAGCAATTGCGGATCGTCGATGCGCCTGGTAGCCCGACCTTCGGTGAAGCTTGTGAGCAGTGGGTGTTCGACTATGTGGCCGCGATCTTTGGCTCGTATGACGCAGAGAGCGGGCGTAGGCTGATTCGGGAAACTCTGATGCTGATCCCGAAGAAGAACTCGAAGAGCACCTTGGCCGCGGGGATCATGCTAACGGCGCTCATTCTGAACTGGCGTGCGTCGGCGGAAATGATCATCCTGGCGCCGACGGTCGAGATCGCGAACAACGCCTACGCGCCGGCCCGGGACATGATTAAGGCGGACGAGGAGCTTGCCGAGCTTTTCCATGTCCAAGATCACGTCCGGACCATTACACATCGGACCATGGGCTCGACCCTAAAGGTAGTGGCGGCGGACAGTGACACCGTTGGCGGTAAAAAAGCTAGTTGGATTTTGATCGACGAGGAATGGATTTTCGGCAAGAAGCCGAACGCTGAGGCGATGTTTCGGGAAGCAATGGGCGGACTCGCTTCGCGACCAGAGGGTATCGTCATAAAGTTGAGCACGCAGTCCGATGAGCCGCCAGCAGGCATATTTCGCCAGGACTTGCAGTACGCCCGAGACGTGCGGGACGGGAAGATCAAGGACAACAAATTTTTGCCGGTGCTGTACGAGCATCCGCCTGAGATGGTTGCGTCGGGCGAGCATATGAAGCTGGAAAACCTTGCTTTGGTAAATCCGAACTTCGGCATTTCTGTTGACGCGGAGTATTTAGAGCGCGAATTCACTAAAGCCGATTTAGCTGGGGAGCATTCACTCCGCGGTTTCCTTGCAAAGCACGGAAACGTCGAAATAGGCCTAAACCTGCGCTCGGATCGCTGGGCGGGTGCTGACTTTTGGGAGCAGCAAGGCCGCCCTGGTTTGACGCTAGAGGATGTATTAGAGCGTTCGGAAGTTATTGATGTAGGTATAGACGGTGGCGGCTTAGATGATTTACTAGGTTTAGCCGTACTAGGTCGTGATAGAGAGACCCATGAATGGTTACTGTGGGCTCACGCCTGGGCGCATCCCTCTGTTTTGGAGCGCAGGAAAAGTGAGGCTTCGCGATTCCGTGACTTTTCGAAGGATGGTGATCTTACTTTAGTGACCGAAATGGGCGAAGACGCTTACCAGGTCGCGGAAATTGTTGCGCGGTGTGAAGAGTCTGGATTGCTAGATAAAGTTGGATGTGATCCTGCTGGTTTAGGCGGAATCTTAGCTGCGCTTGTAGACGCAGAAGTCCCTCAAGAAAAAGTAGTAGGTATTTCCCAGGGTTGGAAGATGACGGGCGCTATTAAGACGGCCGAACGAAAACTGGCTGAAGGCGGCATGGTCCACTGTGGGCGGCCGATGATGTCCTGGTGTGTTGGTAACGCCAAGATAGAGCCGCGAGGCAACGCAATTGTGATTACAAAACAAGCTTCAGGCACGGCAAAGATAGATCCTTTGCTCGCTGCTTTTAACGCTGTGACTTTGATGTCACTTAACCCCGAAGGGCGAGGCTCTATGGATGCTTGGCTGAGCAGCCCCGTAAAGGGGAACGCATGAATATTTTCCGGCCCGCCCAGGCGGTCGGCCGCATTAAAGCCGCGATCGATGGGTGGGTGCGCTCGTTTACGCTTAAAGATGCTGCTTTGTTCTCAGGGGGGGGCGTCGAACCTGAAACAGGTGCGCTTGTAACAGTTGATACCGCCATGCAGCTAGATGCTGTCTGGAGCTGTGTGCGCCTGATATCGGAGACGATTGCCACGCTACCTTTATCCCTGTATGAGCGGACTAAAAACGGAAAGCGAATTGCCCCCCAACATCCTTTGCATTTTATTATCCACGACCAGCCAAATGTAGATACAACTGCCTCTGTATTTTGGGAGGCCTTTGTGGCGTCTATGTTATTGCGAGGGGCGGGGAGGGCTGAAATGCTCTACGTAGGGCCGCGGTTAGTTGGTCTTGCTTTTTTAGATCCTAGTAAGTTAGTTGTAAATCGTGACACCGAAGGCCGCCGTATATATCTGTACCCTCGCGCTAATGGTGACATGAGGCAAATTCCAGTAGACCGGGTGTGGACAGTCCCCGGATTCACGCTGGACGGGATTAATGGTGTCTCTGTAATCCGTTATGGAGCCAAGGTTTTTGGATCAGCAATTGCGGCTGAGAAAGCGGCGGCACAAACATTCCGCAATGGGTTATTGCAAACCATTTACTACAAAATAAATTCTTTCTTAAAGCCCGCCCAGCGCGAAGAATTTAAGAACAACATAGCAGGAACGATTGAGCGTGGCGAAGCTCCTTTGCTTGAGGGCGGTACTGATGCGGGAACACTGGGTGTTAACCCAGCAGACGCACAGCTTTTAGAGTCAAGATCCTTTTCGGTAGAGGCAATTTGTCGCTGGTTTAGAGTCCCCCCTTGGATGGTAGGACACACAGAAAAATCTACCAGTTGGGGCACTGGTATTGAGCAGCAAATGATTGGGTTTCTGACATTCACGCTCAATCCTTGGCTACGACGTATAGAGCAAGCAATCAACAAAGATTTACTTACTCCTGCCGAGAGAAGCCGCTATTACCCGAAATTCGCGGTTGAAGGATTACTCCGCGCGGACAGCGCAGGACGTGGTGCTTTTTATTCAGTCATGGTCAACAACGGAATTCTTTCGAGTGACGAAATCCGTGAATTAGAAGACCGCGAGCCAATGGGCGGAAACGCAGCGGTTTTGAGAGTCCAGTCCGCCATGACTACGTTAGATTCGATCGGCACCTCTACCGAAGTCACTCAAGCCAAAGCCGCATTACGTGCGCTATTCGGTTTTTCAGAAGAAAACAAGGATTGATCTTATGAGTATAAAAATACTGCCGGGTGCTCCGGAGGGCCGCCCTTGCGCGGGAGTTAGTAGTCAGCTGCAGCCTCGCGCCTTGGATCGCTGGCATACCGGTGTATGTGCTGCGGTAGATAAAGAGTCTGATCGGTCCGTTAGCGTTTATGACGCTATTGGTTACGACTATTGGACCGGCGAGGGAGTGACCGCTAAACGCATTGCCGGGGCGCTCCGCTCTATGGGGGCGGGTCCTGTCACGGTAAACATTAATTCCCCTGGCGGGGACATGTTTGAAGGTCTAGCGATCTATAACTTGCTTCGGGAGCACGACGGAGAAGTAACTGTCAAGGTCATAGGGCTGGCCGCTTCCGCGGCCTCAATTATCGCTATGGCCGGTGACAAGGTCCAGATTGCTAAAGCAGGTTTTTTAATGATCCACAACACCTGGGTCATGGCTGTTGGAAACCGAAACGACCTAACCGAAATAGCTGACACTCTCAAGCCTTTTGATGAAGCGATGGCAAGTATTTATGCCTCACGTACAGGAAAAGACACTAAACAAATGATGAAACTTATGGACGCGGAAACTTGGCTTGGCGGCGACTCTGCAATCGAAGCCGGTTTTGCGGATGAACTCCTATCGTCCGACCAGGTGCAAAAGGGCAATACCAAAACCAATGCCTCGGCAGCCCGCCGGATTGAGGCCGGGCTACGTGCTAGTGGCATGCCTAAATCAGAGGCTATGCGCCTAATAAGTGAATTTAAGTCCAGTGCGGGTGATCCGGCTGGCAGCGGTGAGGGCGATCCCACCGGACGTGTCGAGCTTTCGCCCGATGCTCTCAGTACTGCTGCGGCTTTAGCCGTTTCTCTTACCGCTTTTACAACTCTATAAAAGGTTACCAAAATGTCTCTTGAACAAAATATCCAAACTATTAACGCCAGCCTGCAATCGGTAGGCGACCAACTCAAAGCTCAGGCTGAGCAAGCCAGAAAAGATGCAGACCTAAGCACTGCTACCCGTGCCAAAGTCGATGAGCTTTTGTGCAAGCAAGGGGAGCTGCAAGCGAATTTACAACACGCTGAGCAAGCCCTTGCAAAGCTAGAAGCAAACGGCGCAGGCGGAGATGTGCAGCACGAAAGTTTTGGCCGAAAATTTGTAAACAATGAGGCCTTTAAGACGTTTGCAAGTGCGACTACCCCTCGCGGTCGAGTTGATTTTACTTACAACGCAGCCATCACGTCCGTAACTACCGATACCGACGGCGCTGCGGGTGATTTACTCCAAAATGGTCGCTTACCTGGGATTATCGCTACCCCTGACCGCCGCCTGACGGTACGTGACCTGGTGACGCCCGGCCGTATGGATCAAAACGTCATGGAGTACGTCAAAGAAACTGGGTTTACAAATAACGCCGCACCGGTTGCTGAAACTGCTAAAAAAGCAGAGTCTACGCTTAAGTTTGACATGGTGAGTACGACCGCTAAGGTTATCGCTCATTATGTAAAAGCGTCGCGCCAGATCCTGAGTGACGTGTCTCAATTAGCTAGCTATATTGACGGCCGCCTACGCTACGGCCTCGCGTTAAAAGAAGAGCAGCAACTTTTAAATGGTGATGGTGTTGGCCAAAACTTGCTAGGGATTATCCCTCAAGCAAGTGCTTATGCTGCTGCCTTTGATCCTCCCGGTACAGAGACCGGCATCGACCTGATCCGTTTGTCAATGCTACAGGCTCAATTAGCTGAGTATCCAGCCACAGGGATCGTAATGAATCCTATCGACTGGGCGCGTATCGAGCTGTTAAAAGACACGACCGGGCGCTACATCATAGGTAATCCACAGGGGACTATTGGGGCAACTCTTTGGAATGTTCCTGTCGTGGCAACACAAGCCATTACTGTGGATAAATTCCTGACGGGTGCATTCCGCATGGGCGCTCAAGTGTTTGACCGTTGGCAATCGCGTGTGGAAGTCGCTACCGAAAATGAGGATGATTTTGTAAAAAACATGGTCACCATTTTGTGTGAAGAACGTCTAGCTTTTGCGGTTTATCGCCCCGAGGCATTCGTTTACGGTGACTTCGGAAACGTTGCCTAATCCGTGACTTGATTAAATAAGAGGCCTGGTATTCCCGGGCTTCTTTTTTTTACAGGATTAATTATGTTAATTAAATTTAAGTCGCCCGATCCGCGCGCTGGAACTGTTGCGCAAATGGATAGTTATAGAGGCCAGCAATTAGTTGATATAGGGGCCGCTACCCAGCTTAAAGAAAATGGCAGCGAACCGTCCCTCGCAACAAGTGGACCTGAGAAAGCGCAAGTAGTAATTGAAGCCGCCCCAGAGCCTATTAAAGCTGAGGAAAAGAAAACTCTCCATGTGAAGAATAAAAGCGCTAAATGAGCTTGATTGACCTGCCCACTGCCAAGGCCCATTTGCGTGTAGAGGATGATTATCCTGATGCGCAGGTCAGTATTTATCTAAACGCCGCTGAAAAAGCTGCGTCTGAGTTTTTAAACCGGGCAATATTTGCTGATCAAAATGCATTAGACACTGCGGTGTCAGCTGTCCCCGCGCTTTTGACAGCAGGGCGTGCAGCTTATGACGACGCCTTGGAAGCTGCAGATTTAATAGATGACCCCCTGGCTAGCAGCGCAGCTAAAGAATACGCCTGGCGTGTCTACCGTAACCTGCAAATCAAAGCAGATGAAACTTATTGCGGCATAGTAATTGACGCATTGATTGAGGCAGGAATATTACTGATATTAGGGCAGTTATTTTTTAACCGTGAAGACCAAGCAAGAGCGTCTTTACCTAAAGATTCCCAGGATTTGCTAATGCCTTATAGAGTAGGTATGGGGGTCTAATGCGTGCCGGAGCACTTAAAAACCGCATCAAAATCCAGGCTCAAGTCGACACGGTAGACACCATAGGCCAGCCAATAGATGACTGGGTAGACGTTGCCACTGTCTGGGCACATATCCGCCATTTATCAGGTGTAGAAAGTATTAAAGCGGGCGCGGA